GCAGATAATTTAGTGTATTTGAATTTTGGTTTTAGTGGGACAAATTTTATTCAGAGTCTTGATAGATTAACGATATTAAGCAGGGAAGAAACAAACGTTCATTTTATTTTAGCTAATAAAACTTTAGATTATAAAATATTACAAACAATTGAACAAAAGAAAAATTTTACTATAAAACAATATGAGCAAATTTCAAAGTAAAGTAATCAAAGAATACGAGAGTAAAGGATATATCGTTTGGAACGTTATTAAACTTTCAGACTCTGGTTATCCTGATTTAGCATTGTTTAAAGATGGAAAAACAATCTTTATAGAATGCAAGGAGGGTAACGATACTATTAAACCAATGCAGAAATATAGAATAGACCAATTAATTAATCAAGGTTTTGAGGCTTACTGCCTACATAAAGAGAAAGGAGTTATATATGGCATTAAAGAAACCTAAACAACCAACAATCCAAGAACTTGAAGCGGAGAAACGTAAGCTCCTACAAGGTGGAAATCCTAAAAGACTTAAAGAACTTATAGACTACTTAGATTATTTTTACTACGGGATTAAAAAAAATAATTAAAATGTATTGTTTATCTAAATATAATAACTATATTTGCGTATAACTTTAAAACTAAACATCATGAGCAACGTCGAACGATTCTACGAATGGCTACAAAAAACAGGTAATATATACCTAGCCGACAACGAACAAGTAACTAAAGCATTCCGTAAAATAGCCTTAAAATGATATATCTACTATCCTCATTCATCGTAGGAATGTCTTACGCTTTCTACAGAACAGTAAAACAATGCGAAAAATTACGCAAACAAAAAGACGAACTTTTAAAGGATAACATTAACCTAATCAAAAAATTATCATGATTACATCAATATACTATTATAACGTGCTTTTAAACGTCGATTACGATATGAATGGTACTTACTATCCAGAAACGAGATATAATCCAGCAGAGTACCCCGATTTGATTGTAAACGGTATTTATGTTGGAGATAGTAATATCGATATTCAAAATATACTGTATGAAAGTCAAATTGAGGATATAATTGAGTTAATACAGCAATGAAAAGAGAAATTAAACTATTCATAGGAACAATTGTAATAATATTGTTCCTATTTTCAATATTTTTACTTACTTTTGTGATATGGCATTAGGAAGACCAAAAAAAATAGAATCACCCGAAAAACTATGGGAATACTTTTTATCTTATAAAAAAGAGGTAAAAAGCATTCCTTTTTTAGTAAAAGATTGGGTTGGAAAAGACGCTAACGAGATATATCGTGAGAAAGAAAAACCGCTAACTATCGAAGGTTTTGAAAACTACCTTGAAGATAAAGAGATAATCGGAGATTTAAGTCATTACTTCGCAAATACACATAATGCATACACAAATTTTTTAACTATCTGTTCACGTATCAAACGAAATATTAGACAAGACCAGATAGAAGGAGGCATGACAGGGATGTATAATCCAAGCATCACACAGCGATTGAACTCTATTAGAGAGCTTACCGATATTACTTCTGGTGGTGAGAAGATTACTTCAAACGATATTAAAATAGAGATTGTAAAGCCTATTGAATAATGCAGGCTACTATTGTATTTGAAAAGATATGGGACGCTATAAATGCTAAAAACCCTGATGGTAGTAGGAAGTATAAATATATTATCAATACAGGTTCTTCACGTTCAAGTAAAACATATTCAATACTACAAACACATTGGATAATTGCTTTGTCAAAACCTAATTGTAGGATATCAATTTGGAGAGAAACAAAAGCCGATTGTAAGATGACAATCTTAGCCGATTTAAAAAAAGCTGTTACTACATTCCCAAATATAGAATTAGTTAACTTCAATAAAACTGAATCAATATACACTTTCTCAAACGGTAGCACTATTGAATTTATGGGAGGTGATGAGGAAAACAGGGTGCATGGTTTTCAAGGTAATGTAGCACATTTAAACGAGCCTTATAAGTTTGGTGTAGATGCTTTCAATCAAATTGATATGCGTTGTAGTGACTATTTGATAATCGATTGGAATCCTAAAAACAAGCATTGGATTGACGAATTAAGTAAAAGAGATAATGCTATTACTATTCATTCTACGTTTAAAGACAATCCATTTATTCCAGAAGAACAAAAGAATAAAATACTATCTTTTGACCCTAGTAACCCTTACAATGTCGAGCAGAGGACTGCAGATAATTATATGTGGCAAGTGTACGGATTAGGATTGAAAGCGGAGAAACCTAACAGGATATTTAAAGGTTGGAATACGCTTATTAAATCAGACTTTTATAAACTACCTTATCAAAGCTATTTTGGATTGGATTTTGGTTTATCGGCTCCTACTGCCTTAGTGGAAATGAAATTCGACGGTGATGAAAACTACTTCTTTCACGAAAGATTATACTGCCCTTTGAATGACATTAAAGGAAGTTTAGCGGATGAGTTTGAACGGTTAGGAATTGAAAAACACAAGCAGATTATTTGTGATAGCGGTAACGAACTAAACAAAGAAGAAGCTAGGAAGCTAAAGAATGCAGGGTATAACGTTATAAACGCAAAGAAAGGTTCAGGAAGTATAAGCGCAGGGATTGAAACAATACAGAAAAGTAAAATACACTATACACGTGAATCGTATAACATAGAAAATGAATATGAAAATTATTCATGGAAGATATGGCAAGGCATTCAAATGGATGTTCCCGAAGAAAATGGAGACGACCATATCTTGGACGCAATGAAGTACGTTATTTCATGGTACACTAAAATATTTAGATTATCTTAGACAAAAAATAATTATGAAAGAATCAGAGAAAATATACCAAGTTCAAGTAATTGGATATGATGAGAATGGAAATGAAATAAAAAAAGCCGTATGTATTAATTAATTTTATATATTTGCTTTTATTAACATAGTAATTTATGGGTTTATTTAGCTTTTTAGGTAGGAATATCAATGTGGAAAGAGACAGAACAGGTATGTTTACCTATTCATTCTTAGAGAATGATGGCTTTGTTAACTCTACTAAGTACCTTGATTTATCATTAACAAACCCAGTGTTAATGAGTATAATTGCCTTAAGATGCAAGATTTACTCACAGATGAAAATAACACACTTAAATAGTGCAGGAAATCCAATAGAAAACAGCGAAGTACTTAGACTACTAAAGCAACCTAACTATTTCCAATCACAAGAAGACTTCTTATTTCAGCAGATGTGGTTCTTATCGGCTACAGGAACTAATTACACATACAAGGTTAACGCATTAAACACTACGAAATCTATATACAACCTACTACCAAGTGAGATAGACTTACAGAATAGTCAAAAGGTAAAATCATTCATTACTACTAAGCAAGAACTTAATGCTTATGGTGATAGAAAGATTAAGTACAAACTTGACGGACAAATATTTGAGATTGCTTTAAAGAACATCATTCCTACTTATGACCTGGCAAACGGATTAAGTTGTAATTCATTAATGAACTCCCCAAGCCGAGTATCGGGAATCTCTAAGACATTAGAAAACATTGAGGAAAATCTATTGTCTAAGAATGTTAATCTTAAGATGAGCCAAAAATACTTAATGGCGAGTCAAGGTGATGGTAATGAAGCGCAGATACAACAGTCAGACCGTAACGATATTACTTCAAAGATTAGTAGAAAATCATTATTGATTACCAATGCAAACATAAAGGCACAACATTTAGTTAGTGATATGAAACGCTTGTTTTTAGACGAGCAATTCAGTAACGATGCTTTGACTTGTTTACTTGCTTTCGATATGTCTAAGGATATACTTAACTATTTTAGTAACGGTGCAAGTACTTACGAGAATAAAGAGAAAGCAATGTTGGACTACATTCAAAACAGTATCCAGTCAGATGCTAACAATACAATGAATAGCTTTGCAAGTTCATTCGGATTGATTGACAAAGGGGAATCTTTAAAAGCATCATTCGACCACATGCCTGTTATGCAATTGGTAATGAAAACTAAGATTGAAACGCTTAAGCTATACCAAGAAACATTAATAGGCTATTCAGAAGCTGAACAACGAAAACTATCGGATGAGTTCAAACTAAACTTAGGACTATAGTATGAGTACTTATACGGTGACTACCGCCCAAAATATAGACGCTCTAACCGCTAAAACAGGGGGTGACATTTACAATATAAATGGTGGGACACTTACTATCGACCAACATTCAAGGTTCGGACTAAACAACGCCAATACTTCGGCAACTGCTGCAACATCAATGGGTACTATTACCTTATCAGCTACATTAGGTGGGATATGTAATATAGACGGTAGGTATGTAAGATTGATACAATATACAGCAGGTTCGGGAACTATTCCTGCATTAAATTCATTAGTAACACAAGGTGGTGCAAGTGGTAAGTTGGTGTGTGTTTATTCGTCAATGACTGCTGCACCTGTAACTACAGGAACAATCCCTGCAACAGGTTGGATAATGATTAAACAATGGAATAGTGTTGAATATACTTCGGGAGCATTGACGCTATCGGGAATAACCGCAACAAGTTCGGGAGCAAGTAAAGTGGGTTTCTTAGAGATATTCGGTGATGACGCTTCTACTGTTAATGCTAATAGACTTGGAGTGTTTAATATTACGGGTGCCTGGTATGATTTAGGAACAACTAACGGTGCAGCAGGACAAACATTTCAAATCCCTAATCATGGGACACTTAGACATATAGGTGGTGTTTATATAGAAAAAACAGTAGGGAGTGGTAATTACGAGTTTTACCGTAATGGTGGGACAACAACCACAACCGCTGCAACAGTAGCAACAGGAAACGATGCCACAAGAGGAAAGGTGTGTTGGATTAATGCGAGTGGTTTAGTTACTTTAGGTAACTCAGGTGGAACAGGATTAAACGGTTATGTGCCTATTACGGGATTAAAAGTAGTTATAGGTAACGTATTCTTATGTTGTTGTACTGCAACCGCAAGAAACGCAGAGGTTATTCCGAGTGCTACGATAGCCACAAGATATGACTTCACTACTACAGGTGGTGGTGTTGTGAATATTGATAAATGTACGTCAGCATGGTACTTATCATTTGCACAACCTTATTCCGTACAACTTACGAATACAGCTACAGTTGATGGATTACTATTATCAGAGTGTGCTACTCCTATAACATGGAGCAGAGTAGGTGTAGGAAATAAACCTACAACAGCTTTATTGATGGCACCTTTAACAATGTCATTGAACTTTGCAGGAGGTACGTTAACGGATTGTGTTTGGGGAAGAGTTTCTCATGCAACAGCAAATTCATATACAAACACACTTACAGATATTTCGGGATTTACCTTTGTAAACAATACTATCGCAGCGAATACGATTAGAGCAAATGCTACAACATACGCTATTTTTGGTACAAGGGTATCTAATTGCACATGGACATCGCCTACAATTATACAAGGTTCGATGTTTTTTGTACAAAGTGATAACGTATCAATTACCAATACAATCTATTGTGATGCTATTGTAGGAACAACGGTGACTACTTATGCGATGTATGTTTGGTCTTTGACTTCATCATGCTCGAATTTCAATATATCAGGCTTGACAATTCCTGTAACCAATACACAACCTTATACCGCTTTGTTAGGACTTGCAATTGCAGGGACTTCGGTAGCAGGAATTTCAAATATAAAGTTGAGAAATATAGGTACGAGAGCAGTTCCATTGACATTAGGCAGTGCGAATGCTACAGGATTAATTTATCAAATCGGTACCGCTGGAGGTGTTGCCGATGTTAAGATACAGCGTGTATATTGCTCAAACACAAGAACAGGGATAATGACTTGCGATAACTCCGCAACAAGGATTACAGAGGAAAACGTATGGGGTGATTATAACGATGCGGTGAATGTAATGCCTGCGCTTAACATGGTGCGTAAAGGAATGGGAGGAACGGGAGCGTTAACCGCACAAGTTTCTACTTATGGGACACATTGGAGAGATGGATTTACAAGTACAACAGCAGGTAGAATCGCAATATTAATGAATGAGCCTTCGTCTTTGACTACTTCACAAGTGACATTGGCAAATGGCTCAGCGTTCACAAGTGCAGGTGGGTTGTATATGCCAGTTATAGGACACGATGTATTGTTTGAAACCCCAGAATTTTTAATAGGACATACAGGATTTAGTAATACAGCATTAGTAATGGCAGGGGGAACTGCAACCAATTACGGTTATAAGTATCAAATAAATAAAAATGATGGTGCGGGTTGGAGTACTGAATCAGCAACATTGACGCCTACGACATTAGGTACTGCATTAAATGGATTGACGGGTATTAGCGCTATTTTAGGATTTAAACTAAGACTAAGAATAACCACAAGTACAACGAATGCAACAGCAATTACAAGTGTTTACTTAACAACAACAAGTACTACAACGGCGCAGGATTATCAATATCCATTGGATACATTTAATCTTACTTTGTCAGGTTTAATAACAGGAAGTGACGTAGTTATATTGACCGCTGGAACTGAAACAGTATTAAACCAAGTAGACCAGAATGTAGGCAGTACTTGGGTTCATACATACGAACTACCATCATCAGTAGATATATTTGTTTCTAAGGCAGGATATGTACCATTTTACATTAGGAATTACGCATTACAATCATCAAACGCAAGTTTACCAATAGCACAAACAACAGATAGAAACTTTATAATTTAATTAAACAATGGCAAAAATAACAAGTCCATCCCAACTGGTAGTTGGAACAGAGTTAACACTCGATACTGCTGCAAACACATTTACATTAAATGTGGCAGGAAATTACGTAGCGAAAGATGGTGTAACGCTACAAGCGTTGTACTCTAAGTTCGTATCGTTATGGGAAACAACAGCATACAATAAGTATGAATTTCCAATGTACGCAATTGATGCCTTATCAGGGCAATTCCAATTCGGTACAGATGGACAAACATTTAGCGGTTGGAAACCTGCAGATGATGCAACACGTCAAGGTCTAAGAGATGGTGGTTGGTCTGAATTTTCAGCATCAGGTGTTTTAAACAGACAATACGTAGGTATCGTATCTTTGGGGGATGTGAATACAGGCGCTCAATTATACTACCAAAAAACAAACGGTGGGACTGCATCAAACTTTACTTTTGTCGATGAGGTTAACGAGGGTATCCAAGTTTATGGGGATGTCACAAACGGTAACTTCGATAGTAGAACGTACTTCAAGGGATATGTAAGGGAACAAGGTAAAAAATATAAAGATTCAGTACTTGCAGATACAGGTAAGACCTCAACAGGGGCAAACATTGTAAACTTACTTTTGTCGAATGAGGATGATTTAAAAATACAAGATTCAGATGTAAACGTAGCAGCTAATGCACCATACACAAGTATCGACGTTGAATATTTCGCCACAGACCAAAATAGACTTATTGGTGGCGTATCATATCCATTTAGAACAATTATCGACGGTGCAAACGCAACAGCCGAGCAAATATACACTAAGATTCAGTACTTACTTAGACAGGCTTCGGATATTGATTCGGGAGCAGGAACGGTAACTGGTAAGACTGCAAACTTATTGCTTAACTTTGTCGGTGACACGTTGATTACTACAACTGGTGTGTATATTGATAATTACAATGCAAATGACGTAAACAGACTTGTATTTACAGATAAAAACGGAGTTACAAGAACTGAACCGTTTACGGCTACAGGAAATCTAAACTTTAACTCATTGCTTACGTTAGGAGGTACAGGATATTATAGAATGTACTTCACAGATTTAGCAGGAGTTAATGATTACGGATTAACAGGCGCAATAACGGTAAACAACGCTTCGTCAGTTGGTATTTTCGGAGCAATTACAGGAGCTTCAATTCCGTTTACGTTTGCTTACGATAGTAACACACAAGGTGGACGTACAGCAGGAACAGACGCACAAGTTACAATCGTAGCAGGTAATGCAGGAAGTGCCAAGCCAGTAGTTACAACACATACAATAACAAGAACAACAAGCCAAGGTATTTCACTTGTAGCGGAAAACGATAGAGCTTACGTATCATAAATTATGGGATATAGTATAAACGGAGAAACAAAAACAATAACACTCACTACTGGCACAATAAGTGTGTCAGTAC